CCCTTGCGGGGCCCCGGCGCAGTGCAGTTTGTCCTTCTGGGCAGGATTACCTTTCCCCTTTCCGGGGGGAGGGCGTTTTGCCCGGACGATTGGGAGGTGGGAACCTCCCGGAACCAGGTAGGAGCTCTGGTGCGAGTTGAGTACGGTTCGCAAACGGGACCTTCCCTTTCTAGGGACTGGTCCAGGTCGTTGGAAGAGGGTCGAGCGTAATGTGTTCACCAAACAGGTGACACTTGTGCAAGACCCTTATGTCCTCGACCAAACGTGGAGACCGGTTCAACTTCAGGGGACACAGGTGACTGTGTCCGAAAACCACGCCGACTGGAGACGAGGTGCAAATCTTCGTTCATCCGGCGACGTTGGCGGGGACTTTTCCACAAATAGGCGATACGCCCTCCCCTATCCAGGGGGGGATCACGTAATCAAATCTTTGTGGATACCGCTCGGTGTTTCGAACCTTGAGTATCAGCTCACTTATCGTGGGCCGCTCTATTTGAGGCTCTCGAACACCACTCTGTCTGACCTTCCCGTCGCATTTCCGTCCGGTTCTACTGGACTTGATGCATGGGGGGCCAAGGCAGTTGCGATATGCGCTCCCGCACGACCTACTGCCAGTTTGGCGCAAGCCTTGCTGGAAATCTACCATGAGGGATTGCCCAAACTTCTTGGGCATACCCTATGGGCAGACAGGACCCGTCAAGCCCAAAATCTTTCGCGCTCTGTTAATTCAGGGGCGAGGAAAGCGGGTAACGAGTACCTTAATGTCCAGTTTGGTTGGTTGCCACTTGTCGCAGACATCTCAGATTTCTGTGAGACTGTCATTAACATGGAGAAACTCGTAAAACAGTATCTCCGTGACAGCGGCCAAGTGGTCAGGCGTAGGTTTAGTTTTCCACCAGTGTACACTGTTTCGGAAGTTGTCGTCAATCCTGACGACGGCCTTGGAGGCCCCAACAATGTTGGTGGCCTCTTTGACACTTCCCCCGCAGTGCCTTGGGGTCAAGTTGTACGACGTCGTGAGACGTCGGTGCATCGTTGGTTTTCAGGTTGTTTCACTTATTACGCGCCGGCACAGATGTTCGCCGATACGTTGAGTGGACATGCCCAAGTTGCAAAGCGCATGCTTGGGCTTGACCTGACACCTGACTTGCTTTGGGAACTTGCCCCCTGGAGCTGGGCTGTCGATTGGTTTTCGAGCACGGGGTCTGCAATAAGCAACCTTAGTGCTCTGGCCAGCGACGGTCTTGTGATGCGGTACGGGTATATCATGGAACACACACGTGTCCAGGATACCTATACCCTGACTGGTTCAACCAAGTTTGCATCTGGTTATACCGGCCGGCCTGCGCCCCTTGTCTTCATTTCTGAGACTAAGGTACGACGCAGGGCAAATCCCTATGGGTTCGGACTAACCATGGCGGGCCTAAATGGCCGCCAAAAGTCCATACTTGCCGCTCTGGGACTTTCCCGGTTGCGGTGAGTGATGAACGAAGTTGCGTCTAAACGCCAATGGGGTTCAAGACCTGAACCCTAGGAGTGATGCCTATGTCATTTGCCGATCCCCAGACTGTCACCATTAGTGCGGTGACCACGCCTCTCCCGCGAACTTTTGCGGAAGGGGACGAGTCTACCTACACCTCTGCTGACGGTCTGATCAAGCTCTCGGCGTCCCATTCCCTTGCGAAGCAAGGACGGGCACGCCGGGTCTTGAGGATCGACCACGCCAAGCTCACCTCGGATCCGTTCAAGCCGACGGAAAACGTGAAGGTCAATATGGCCATTTACACGGTCTTTGACCTTCCGCCCGCCGGCTACACGAATGCCGAGGTTTACGCTGTGTACACTGGGTATAAGACCCAGGTCGCAGCGAGCTCGGATGCGCTCATCACCAAACTTCTCGGTGGTGAGTCGTAAGGAACCTTCCGATGGTGCGCCGGATGATCAGAATCTCCCAGGAAGAAAAGCCTGGGCTGATCACCTAACTACTGTCGGTTCGCGTCGTGATGACGTGGAATTCAACGAAATTGACGTAAGAGTAAGGATCAGCTATAAAACGCTGCTCCTTATCTTCGTCCTCTTTGATGTTTTCCACAAGATCATCAATGCTACGATTGACGTTGACTTCCTCCAAGATTTGTTCTAGAGGAATAGTCAATCTTCGCTAGACGAGTTACAGTAATGTAACTGTTCCCGTGTCATCAGGTAAAACTCCTCTACACCCACAAGGAGGTGCACATGGAAAATCCGCCTAACGGCGGCGAAGAGATGCCTACTCTCAATCAAATGAGAGTATACGCATACCTCTTCATCCCGTCCACTTCAACAGTGGAAGATGCGGTATCCTGGCTTCGCAGCCAGGCTCCAAATCTTTCACCTGAGGTTGTTCGGGCCATCTGCATTCTTCACGCGGAGGACTCTGTCCTCCTCGAGTGGCGTGTGGGTGGAGCGCCAGCTGTAGGGCCGGAAGGCCTTGGGTTGGCACTTGATAGTAACTGACATAGGCTATGGATTCGGTTACCTCTATTAAAGGGGGTCGATGAAAAGCCTGATGTCACTCTGGTCCCGAATCGCGGAGGAATCCGCGGTTCAATGCTACACTAGCGCCAGCCATGACATTAATACCGTCATGGCGCGTGTCGAACATGAGGGGATCTCGTTTTTAACGATTTCCCTACCTGACTTTGGAAAGGTCATCCAAAAATGGCTTGACCAGGGTCAGGTGGCTAACCACCCTGCGTTCCTGACGGAACGCGGGGGAAGTCTCCCCCGATTTCTCGGAGGTTTCTTCAGCCGTGTGTTCGACCGGAGTAGTGGCTTGTTGCTTGATGAGCCATGCATCGACTCTATCCGAGCCTTACGTCAGCTAACGCTGATGTTTGGCAAGGTTGAGTTTCCGTGCTCCCCAGCACGGAATCGTAGAGCCGTTGCTAACTACATCAAGTGTGAGCAGGAAGTCAGAGAATCGGACAAGGAACTTTCTGATAGTGATATCAGGGAGTTCCGTGCCATGTCCGATTTGCTTTATAGCACCCTTCTGACCAAAGTTGACAGAGATGTCTACTACGGTCGTTTGGTGCCGAAGCATGGTCCTGGATCGACAGCTGACGGATCTTCTGGTAATCAGAAGTTCGTTAATCTGTCTTGGACCACTCGTCTCGAACAAGCTGGCTTAACGGCCAGTGAGAATCTTCTTCCCAATGAGCGTTTCGTTAGCTTGCTGGAAGATGTTGACTTCCTCGAACCCGCTGCCGAGGTGCCCGCTAAGGTCACCTTGGTTCCTAAAACGTTGAAGACTCCTCGAGTTATTGCCATGGAGCCAACCTGCATGCAGTATATGCAGCAGGCGCTCCTTCGCAGTTTGCTCGAGCACTTCTACAAGGATGACTTCCTTGGGAAGGTTATCGGATTCGACGATCAGGTACCTAACCAGGTACTCGCCCGTCAAGGTTCGCTTGATCAGCGGACCGCAACACTCGATTTGAGTGATGCATCTGATAGAGTCTCCAATCAGCTCGTTAGGAGTATGTTGAGTCGGTGGCCTCATGTTTCTGAGGCCGTCGATGCGACTCGCTCCCGTCGGGCTGTCATGCCTGGAGGGGAAGTAATACGCCTCTCCAAGTATGCGTCGATGGGTTCAGCACTTTGTTTTCCTGTTGAAGCTATGGTCTTTACGACCTTGATCTTCGTGGGAATTCAGAGATCGCTCAACAAGTCACTTTGTCGTCAAGATCTGTTCGATCTTGCCGACTCGGTGCGTGTCTATGGGGACGATCTAATCGTTCCTGTAGATCATGTGACCTCCGTTGTTCGTGTACTCGAGCATTTTGGTGCTCGGGTAGGGACGAGCAAGTCTTTCTGGACTGGAAAGTTCAGAGAGTCTTGTGGTCGGGAGTACTTTAATGGGCACGATGTATCAATTACTCGTGTCCGGCAAGCGTTTCCGACACAACGGCAGGACGTGACTGAGGTTGAATCGCTTGTGTCTCTCCGGAACCAACTCTATTTGAGTGGTTACTGGAAGACTTGCGCGTGGCTTGACGACGTTCTAAGGGATTTGTTGATACATTTCCCTGTCGTCTTGCCAACTTCCTCAGTGTTGGGCAGGGTCAGTTTTCTCGGCTATCAAGCCGAGAAGGTTCACCCAAGCCTTCATAGTCCTCTTGTCAAGGGCTATGTAGTGAAGGCCAAAGCTCCCAAGGATTCCTTGGGAGGATCTGGTGCCCTCCTTAAGTGTTTGCTCAAGTTGGACACGAGTGCTTGGTTAAGGGATTTGATTCCCTGGCACTCCTCCGACACCAGTCTCGATCTAGCTCTCTTCCCGAGCGCTAGAAAGAGCGATCTCCTTAACCCGGAGGTCTCGAGCGACCACCTAGAACGTTCTGGACGTCCCAAGTCGTCAAGCATGAAACTTGGGTGGAGATCACCCCTTTAGGGCGGTGATCGGACCAGT